ATATCGACCATTTTCGCCACCATCTTGTCATGGTTCTTCCACTTCCGAAGCAGAGCGTCTTTGACTTCCTTCTCGTTTTCCATGTAGATCACGTCAATGATGACTTTTTCAGACTGCAAGAATCTGTATACCCGGTGTAGAGACTGCATAAAATCATTGGCCTTGTAATCCACTCCGACGAATATCTCTCTATGGCAAAATCTCTGAAAATTGCATCCAGAACCGGAAATGCTTTCTTTCGTTGCCAGAATCCGATATTTCCCGTCTGAAAAGTCGATTGTTCGCTGTTCACGCACATCCATGTCCAGACTACCGTAAATCTCGACAGATTCAGGTATCGCTTTCTTGATTGCTGCCCGTTCGGATTCCAACGAATGCCAAAGTATGAAGTGATCATCCGGCGACTCATCTACAATCCGCTTTGCTTCGGCGACTCTCGCGTCAATGGAATCTCTCTTGACTTTTGCGGCTTCTTTCAGACCGGCAGCTCCATCTGTGAAAAGCGACATCTGACCGTCTTTATCTTCCGCTTTGCCGTACTCAATCGGTAATTCATGCCATCTGATTTCAAACGGCGGTAAATCATAACCTTCGTCGGAATACAACGGATTCAGATCTGACGGTTTCGTGATGAAAAGTGCCCATGATGACATCCACATCCAGAATTCTTCTTCCTGCGACGGGTAGAGCGTCAGATTGTTGGCTTTCGTACTGTCGCGTTTGAAAAACCGGGTAAGACAAGCGCCCGTATCGAGTATTTCCAAATATCCGCTGTAATGAATCAGTTCTTTGTATTTGTTCGGCGACGGAGTCGCAGTTGCTACCATCTTATACGGGACGCCCTTGAACTTATCCAAAAACGTCTGATATGTCTTTGAACCGAATGACCGGAGAACAGACGCTTCATCTAATGATGTTGCCGTGAAATATTTCGGATCGATATCTCCGTCTCTGACGCGCTCATAGTTGGTTATGACAATATCCGTCTTTGCCGCCTTGACTTCTTCCATCGTGCGGACATATTCCGGCGGATCATATCCTAATATTCTTTCGGCGTCCCGTGTAAATTCCTGCCTTACTCCCAGCGGGCAAACAATCATTGCCTTGCCGCCGTCACGTTTTACCGCCTGATAACAAAACTCGATTTCTTGCACCGTCTTGCCAAGTCCATACGACTCGAATAGTGCTCTTCGTCCTCCTCTCAGTGCCCATTGCACGGCATCTTTCTGGTGTTCCATGAGTGCCGGGTTCAGCTTGTCTCTGTCGATTTCAAAGCCGCTTTCAGTGGCAAGTTCGACTTTTGACTGTAAAAATTCTCTGTAATTCATTCTTCAATCCCGGAAACCTAGGTATTATGCGCGCAACCTTTCCTTTCATGGGATATTTTATTTATGTCCTTTAGTTCTCGCTTGCAATTTCTTCGAGAACAGTCTCTGCCGATAATCAATGTATTCGTTTCGGACTTTTTTCTGTTCTCGCTCTTCTTCCAACTTTCGATTCCGGTCGGATCGCCAGCTCTTGTAAATCTCGCATTGCGAATGGCAATTCATTGACCGAAACTCGCAGTCTTTACATGGTGCGTCATTTTCTTTCAACTGTCGCTTCCTTCTCCATTTTCATTTTGTCGTAGAGGTTCTCCCCATCCCTTGTCAGTTTGCGGAAATGGCATACACCGTCTGCAAATCGCCTGTCGTTCAGTGCATCGCAGGCACCGGTATGATGGGCAAAACAGCAATCTACGAAATAATAAGCGCAAGTATGCAAGTCAACGTCATCTCCATTTCATATGTTTTTTGTATTAAACGAATACCTTCAGCATCACCGCTCTGTTGTCTCTGTCGACCTCACAATCACAGTGTTCTATGTCCAACTCTACCGGGAATGTGTACTCACCGTGATACGTGCCGTACAAATCAACTCTGTTTTCGGTTTTGCCCTTCACCTGGATTACAACCTCGTCTCGTCCGTTTCCCGCTTCATACAGATAGTCGGTCAACTCTTTTACCGTCACCCTGCTCTCCTTTCGTTCCGTACACGCCTTTTCTAGCCGTTTTTGCCGTTCGGATGATAATTTACCCACCAAAGTAATTAAAATGGCTGTATGGCGCTCTTGCGAGCCCACACGGCGTTTATTTTCGCTTGCTTGCCCTGCGAAATTCCAGTTGTTCCTCAAACGGCAGAAACAAGCCGACGATAAAGCCGTTGTTGTGCTTTTCCAAAATCCGTCTCGCCGATTCAAGCACTTTTTCAAGCTCTTCGTCTGTAATCGGGTCTTTGTCTCGAACTTCCTTCCACCAATTGCCCCACAGATCATTGAGACACTTCGCTATCTCATCATTCGACAGCTTTTTGTCGTACTCTGTAATCTGCGACTCATCAATCAAACGGTATCTCATCCCTGTTGATGTCCTCCACGTCAACTTCTACGAATCCATCCGGCTCAGGCGTCGTCGGCATCGGCTGGGCGTTTTGTTCTCCCACTGAATCTTCTTTTTCCCAACCGTAACGGACATACTCGCTTGCGCTGTTCCGCAATCGCTTTGACTCGACTTCATACCAAAGCGGTACAAACAGATCTTGCGTCCCGCCGTCCCTGTCCTTCGTCACCTCAATGATGTTGGTGCCTTTGTAGATTTCGTTGTCGTCTTTCCACTGAAACATCTCCTTCGTCAGACGACGGAAGTCTTTGTTGTTCCGGTGCACGATAAACGCATTATCGACAGCATTTACAAGGTCGTTCGAGCCGGATATGTCTTCTAACCGCAGAAAACCGTTTGACTTTCTTGGATGCGCCACGAACAAAATGTGTACGTTGTACTGCTTTGCCAGACGTTCCAGGCTTAAAACGAATGCCGTCTGCGCTTCGTACTTGTCACCGCCCATTGACTTGATGTCGAACGCCATGAGATTGTCCAGAATCAGCAGATCTAGCTTCTTTTCGTCTATCGCACGTTCGAACTCATCTCTGACACGCTCATAGACATTGCCGTATGCGTTGTTGTAAAGCCAGAATTTCCCTTCAAGCCATTCGGCGATTTTCACACGGTAGTTCTTCGGCGTACTGTAATACCCTTCATATTTCGTCGGTTCCACGCGATTCTTCCCGGCAGCTTGCAGATACATCCACTTCATAAAGTTTTTGTCTGTCAACTCACCGGAGTACACCGCCGTGGCGTTCCCCGTGTCAACGGCATTGAGCACCGTCTGGGACAGCCATGTCGATTTCGCCGAACCTCTCAGGCCGGAAACGAGTGATACATAGCCCTTTTTCAGTCCTCGCAGTTTCTTGTCAATCTCTGTGGTGCCGGTCTTGATAAAAGTCTCATCGGGCGTCTGCTTTTGCAGAATGTATGTCGCGCTCTCGAAGATTGGTTCTTCCGGCGTTCCCTCTTTTGTCGGCGGCTTCGTCAGAATCCTTTGGTATCTGTCTCTGTTATGCAGGCCGTACATCTGGTGCTGCCGGTACTGCTCCCTCATTTCGTAGGCATCCGGCTCATAGAGCAATCGCACATCCCGCCAGCCTTTACCGGCGCATGAGTCGTGGAAACAGTGAAATCCGATTGCGCCGTTCCTCCGGCGATAGATCATTGCGTCCTTGCCCTTGTGACTCTCATCAAACGGGCAATGCTCAAGTATGTACTTCGTGCCGTCGCTGTCGCCAATGGTTCGATAGGCTATACCGTACTTTGTCAGCCACGATTCCAGGTCAAACTCTGCGCCGCCGTAGTATCCGTTGTACTTCTGCGGCCTTTCCGGCTCTGTTGGAATCATGGCATTGACTTTTTCGATGTATGCCAGTTTCGTTTCCTGCACTTGCTTCGGGATTGACAATAACCTACTCATTCGGTGGGGCTGTCTCTCCGTGTCTGCGCCTTTCTGGGCAAGTGTGCCGTAGAGTTTGCAGACACGTGCGGCATTGAAGTTCGCCGTGTCGACTTTAATACGGTCATCCGAAAACAGCACTGACAGAGTCTTCAGAAACGTCTCAATCGCCTTTTTGCAGTTGTCATTGTTCTTCATGTCCACCCGATACAGCAGGTGGCATCCATTCCCAGAAAATCCGCATACCGGCTTGCTGAATCCTTGATCGTTTAGGAATTTATAGACCTTGTTCGCCGTCTCTTTTGACAATGCTATATGTTCGTCCGTCGATGATGTCCCAGACGGCCTCACCGGGTCTATGTCAACCAATATCCAGACTCGACGCGCTATGTCGTTGTCACTGGTGGCATCTGACAGGCAGAACCGATCTACCGCCAACCGTCCGGCGCATTCCGGCTTTATTTCGTTCAAAACGATATAGACATTACATCCTTGTAAGTCCTGCCGTTTCATCTGCTGAATCATGACGTCAACATTGGCAAAGTAACCAACCAGAGGTTGCCGCCGATCTTGCCGAATGATCCTGACCTCGAAAAGCTCTCCCGGTTCTTTGAGAGTCGCCACCGCCCTGCGGATTTCCAGCTCATCTAAAAATTGCTTCATCCTTCCGGCCCTTCATAGTCATCGTAGGAGTAGGCATCGACATTAGCCTTGTTGCGGTCGTTGTAGTTACCCTCCAACACTTTCGGGAAGTTGTTCGGTCGTATCATCCAGTCGAACGAAAAGAAGTTGGCATTGCGGAGGAAATCGCTGTCGCGGACATTTTCAATACACTGGGAGAAAGCATCATCCCCGAACTCTGAAAGTCTTGAACGGAGACGTTTGTAACGTTCGCTCCCAGCCGACACTCTAGTCAGACACGGGAGACCGACGGAAGACGCCATAGCGTTCCAGGACTCGACGACTCGCTGAATACGTGACGTCCAACTGTCGGAGTTGGACATATCATTTGATTTATCAAATGATTTATTATCAATAGGGTATTCAATAGGATATTTAATAGGTATTGGTTTCTGACTTTGGGTAATCTCATTTCTGATTTTGGGCGAATCCATTTCTGATTTTGGGTAAATCGACCATCCCAAGTCTGTGAGGGTGTACCATTTAGTTCTGTCATAGGCCAATTTGTTGAAAGTGCCCTCAATTATCAGCCCATTATCGACCAATCCTTTCAACGCTCGATTGATTGTGTTCTTCGACATATACGGGTATCGTTCGCAGAATGCTCTCACACTGTCGAACATCCAATAACAGCCGTCGTGATAATTCTGTCGGCTTATACGGTTGTCTTTGCATCTGAACCCGATGTATTGGAAAATGATCGCTTGTGAAACTCCATATTTGGTTGCAATATCTTCGTCAAAACAATGCACTCACTCACCTCCCTCCAGAATGTTTATTATCTTCGCACCTGTCTCACTGGGCTTGCAGAACTGGAACTCAACACCGTACTTCAGTTGCATTGTCAGCAGTGATTTCATCAAAGCGACGCTGTTTTCTGGCGGTTTTGCCGGAATCTTGCGGTTCAAGGCATAGCCTTTATCGTGCATGGCTTTCATCCGCGCCCAATATGTATATCTGGGATTCTGCCACTTAGCGACGCCTCGCACATCCGTGATGCCGTCCGTATTCTCGACAAGGATAATCAGCTTTATGCCGTTATTCTGCGCCAGAATACACTCATCCCGGAACCTTGCGTGCATCTTGCCGACAACATCGCCGTACAGTTCCTGCATGTCTTTTTTGGTGTCCACACTGACCGAATACGTGCCCAGAAAGTCCATTTTCTTTACTGCTGTCCCTCTGGACTGCTTTCTTGCTAGCACGTCTCTTACCCGGTCATTGACAAGTACATAGTCCCCGACGGGGAGCGGAGCTGAAATCAATTCGTAACCCCGCTCTTGCATATCATGATGTTTCTGCTCATGTTTCCCCGCCTGCTGCGCCTTATCGACAAGTATTGCCGCGTCAGTCAAAGGGGAGCTCATCACCGTCAAGATTGTCGGGGACAGCGATAAAACCATTGGGAGCGGAGTTTCCGGCGGATGTGGCATTGCCATGCTTCTTGTCTTTCTTCAGTTCCGGCACCGGCTGGGATTCGGCTTTAGCGTCATCGCAGAACCATCTCAGTTCCGATCTGTTGCGCATCTTGCCGTTGTAAAAATTCTCCACAAGTCCATATACGCCGCCGACGCGCTTACCTTTGAACTGCGCGCCGAAATTGTCACCCCATTTGGCAGTAAATCCAGGGTTCGATCTCTCTGTGCTTGTGATAAACGCCTTGAAATCCCGACTACACCGGAGGTTGCCGTTTTCGTCCCGGTCGCCGTTGTAGTCGTACACCATGATGTACTTCACGCCGTTATTTGGCCATTTCTTATCGGGCCGGGTATCTGATTTGTAGAGCTTCTTGAAGTACTCCGGCTGCTTGTCATTCTTTGCCGTGTCAAGCGACACAACAAGCATGTCATAGCCGTTTTTACTCTGCATTTCTTTGACGTCCATGATGACAAGATGATGCCCGCCAACCTCAATCGGGATGAAGTTTCCGCCGGCAGACACGTTGTCATATCCATTTGGTTTCTGCATAAATGCTACTCCTTATATATAGATTTTATATATCAATAGTCCTTAAGGGCATCTATCACCGTCATGATATTGTTCGGGCATTCGTCGGAGTCAAACGCCCCTAACGGCACTTTGCAGGTGCTTCCATCTGCACTCAAGATAAACTTGTAGTCACCGTTCTGCCGGACTGCCCAGACTACTGTTGTCATTTTGGACTCCAAAACGAGCTTTTCAAGTTTCCGGCCATTCGTCTTGATTCGCGTTCGAACGATCCCGTTATCATCGGATATCGTCTCAGAATGGCAAATGATGATGACCGTCAGATCCTCCCTCAGTTCCAGCGCCAGATTGATGATCGACCATCCGTTCTGCGCTAGGTCTGACCATGCGGAACGTTTGTCACCGGATTGCATCGCCAGAATGTTCATTTCTTCGGCAACCATCAAAGCATTCAACGTGTCAATGACAAAATATTTGATATGCTTGAAGTTCTCGCTTGTACTGACCTTTTTCATCAGCCCCGCAACGATTGAGAATTGATCTGATCTCCAGTAGTTCTTTTTATCCTCGTTGTATTGCTGCTTCCACCCTTTCCAGTTCAATCCCTTCTTATCACAGTCCATGTAGAAGGTTTCTTCTGGCGGTAAATACTGCATGGCGGTTGTCTTTCCAGAACCGCTCTCCCCCATTACCCCGATTACACGTGAGATAAGTCATCACTCCTTCCTACTCGATTTGTATGTTATTGCTCACAGTAAGCGTCGCGCCTGGAATTATCTCACAAGCTTTCAACGCTTTCTTGATTGCCACCTTATCTGCTGTCGGATCTGAATATTTAAGATACTTCGCCGGGAGCTTCAGAACATCTGGGCAAAACACCGCTTCCGACTTGCGAAACGATACGGCCACCTTTGCGGAGCTGAACTTTTCTCCGTCCAGATATTGCGCCAGATACTTCTTTGTGTTCTCTGCCAGCTTTCGTTTTGCGTCTCTGCGCTTTGTCAGAGCTTTGATTTCGGCATCAATGGCGTCTGCATCTGCAAGGCAGTTTTTCACGAACAAAGCTGTGTTTTCCACCTTTCGTGGTCTTTCCATCTGCAATTCTTCCAGTTCATTCATTGCGAACTGATTAAGAATCTCGCCGGTATCTTCGTCAATCGCAGACGACAGCAGGCTATTGATTTTTTCGTCAATTTGGTAAAGATTCATTGCCTTGGCATACCATCCTTTCGTCAATATATTTCCATGTCACATCCAATATCAGCAACATAGATGACATAACAGTAGGGTTGTCTAGCACCATCTGTTTAAGAACCGGTTCAATCATGCAGGCTTTGATAAACGCCCTCTGCAAATCGATTTTGTCGACGAACTTCTTTCCGAGGTCATCCATTGGATATCATCTTTTCCAGTTCTTCGACAGACAAGCTCTTGAGAGCTTCATCCTTCTTTTCGGCAATCAGCTCCATGATCCTCTGATTCTTTCGCTTAGTCTCCGCAGCTTTCTGTGTCTTTTCTGCCACTTCCAACTTGTAAGCAACGACAGCTTTCACAATCTCGATGCGGTCTGACAGGTCGGTGTCTCTCGTGGCCGGAGTCAGCAAGCTTTCCTCTTCGTCGTTCTTCTTTTCCTTGCACAGCTTCTTGTAGATACCGTCCAGCTTTTCCACCGGCAAATCCCACAGATCTTCGGTGGAAATCATGCCGTTATACGGAAAGCGGAACTTCTTTCTGGTTGCCGCTTCAAACAAGTTTCTCTCCATGAACCATCCTCCTTTGCAAGATTCGTTATGTTTTGTGGTGTTCCACAGCCGGGGCAGAAGGATTCGAACCTTCGTTTTCTGATTGATGGTTATCAGACTGTTGCCTTAGACATACTCTAACAAGCACATCACTCTTGCACCCTTTGTCTACGCTTACACCCCGATGGTCGCCTTAAGGTCAGCGAACCGCGCATCTCGTCATTTGGCCTGATACTTTTTCTGACCGAACTTTCAACTAATCAGCGTCCTGATTAAATATACTCACTTCGCTCAGTACTCCGCATCACTGGGCAGGCGTCATTTTGCTCTTCGCCCCGCTTCTCCGGGTGGGGATTTGCACCCCACATGACAGGACCCCACTTATCACTCCTCCTAATTGTCCTATCTTTACTTAGCGTCTACCTTATTCCGCCACCGGAGAAATCGGAACGGCAGGATTCGAACCTGCATCTACGGCTTAAATGGCAAGTGTGCGCACACTCAAGACTGTACACATCTTCGTTGTTCTGCCAATTGAACTACGTTCCGAATTGTGCTTTAAGGATAAGCACTAACCGTTTGTATCAGAATTTGATTTTCATGATCCGCTCTGTCGCGCCTGTCACCTTGACAACAACGTCCGCTCTCTTTGTCATAGAGAAGCCGACACCGGACAGCTGATTGTCTACGTTCTGGACGTGGGCTTTGCTTCCCAACGCTTCCATGACTTTTCTGTGTGGCGTCAACTCGCCGTTAAGGAATTCGTT